ACAACAATTCCAACAAGTCATACACCGTATAGTGGATCTGATGGTGGCGGATGTAAATATGTTCGCGTAATTGTTCTTATGAACTACTCGAGTGGCGGCGCACTTCGTGAGTATGGTCCACCAATTCTGAAAAGATCAAGTGTTCATAGTCGTATTCGTACTGATTATGAAATGTATGCGTCACGTTATTATGATTCAAATAATAATAGCTATTATTTAGATCCTGCTTCAACATCTAAACTGAACACAGTTGACGCAAGTAACTTCCGCGATCGTGATAATACCGCTTATTTTATGAACCCAGCCTCAGGCGGTAAGCTTGCAGGTTCTTGGGATTGGACTAACGGCTCAATTGAAAACCTTAACAACCTTTCATTCAATGATCCCGGCCCACAAGAAGGTATTCGTTGGAAAGGTGGCAATGAATGGAAGATCTATGAATCACCGAATGACTTAAGTACAAACTCAGGTGGTAACCTACAGTTTACTTCAGGATCTGGATCGGGCACAATGCGTATGCGCATTGAATCAGATGGTGATTTACATATTGGTCGTTACTTCTACGGTCAAAGATTTTATGATAGTAATAATAACGGCTTTTATGTAGATCCAGCTTCTACGTCGATTATGAATACGATCACTGCTGATCGTGTCAATATGAAAGATCGTGGTGATTACATCACATTCTATGGTAATGATAGTACTGATCACTCGATTACTTCTCGACAAAGTAATGGTGGTATCTCAGACGATCTTCGTTTTAACTCTTATCATAATTTCTACTTTAATGCAGACTCAAATAACAATAATGGAAACGAGTCAGGTATTTACTTAGGTCAACACGGTGGCGGCTCAGGTACTATTACAAACACTTGGGTATTCCAAGCTCGTAACGACGGTGTTACACAAGCATCAGGCTCATTACGTGCTCCAATTTTCTATGATTCAAATGACACAGGTTATTACTTAAATCCTAATGGTACTTCTCGTTTAGAGAAGATTCGCTTTGAAGGAAGTGATGAAGCCATTGAGATGAATGGCACAAATCCATATATTCGTTGGATGGAAAATGGCACAGATCGTTTCTATATCCAATGGCGCGAAGCATATGACGCTCCATTGTTCCGCAACCAACAAGGCGATCATTTTGACTTTATGCCAGACAGTTCTACTGGTGCTGTATCACTTCGCCTTAAAGGTTCTGACGATGATATCTGGGGTTACGTATACGCTGCAGATGACCAAGACATCGGTTTCTTAGATGACCAAGGTAACTGGGCAATCCGTCACAATCGTGATAGCTGGACTTACTTCTACATCAATAACTCTTTAAGAGCGTATGTTGATAATGGATCTTTCCAACACGTAAGCTCTATTCGTTCACCGATTTTCTATGATCGTAACGATACGAATTACTATGGAGATTTTGCAAGCACATCAAGATTGAATGAGCTTCGTACAAATAGAATCTATCCTGTATACGATAACAACACTGGCATCTACATTGATTATCCTACTGGCAACTATGGTTCTATTCAGGTTAACGGTGGTGGTAAAGGTAGCTGGGAAGGCTACTCAATCAATGGTCGTTATGTATTCATGTCTGCTGATAATAACCAAGTTGGTATCTACAACGATATTGACAACGAGTGGATGCTTTATGCATCAAGAAACTCACACTTGTATCTCTACTACAATGGTACTTGGGAAGCTCGTACTGATTCTGGATACTTCCGTGCTGAACGCCAGATGCGCGCACCAATTTACTATGACTTAAACGACACTGCGTGGTACGCAAATCCAAATAGTACTTCGAGATTACGTAGACTTACAATGGGTGAGGTAATCAATGGTCCTGGTATCACTGGTTACTCCGGTTATTTAGTTAGAGACGACAATCGAACAATTGAACCAAATGATATTCCATCAGGACGCCTACGTTTTGGTTTCACTTCTTGGGCTAATAATAACACAGCCCCTTACGCAGATTACTTACACTTAAGATCTTACACGGATTCTTCAGGTGGTTCAGATAACTTGATTATGTTCAAGAAATCTGGTTACGGTATTCGTTATTGGCAGCAATCATTCAACAGCGGTGATGTTTATTCATCTTATCGCCAAGTTCCAATTTATGGTGTAAACCCAGATGGCGGCGGCAACAACATGTTTGCTGCTATCTATTACGATGAAGATAACACAGGTTATTACACAAACCCAGCGAGTACATCACAGCATTATCGTCAAGATATTAATAACCAACTTCGTATGGAAAGTGGCGCACCTATTTACTTCTATACAAGTTCAGGTAACTTACGTGGATATATTCGTGCAACTGAATCTAATGATAGCCACTTTGAATTTGCAACATCAGGTAACGAAGATATTATCTTCCGTGATGGTGGATTCGGCGGATCTTGGAACCAAATTATTCGCGGAAATGGTCATGTATTAGTTGCAGGTCGTCTTGATTCTCCTATATTCTATGATCGTAATAACACAGGTTATTACGTAGATCCGGCAGGATTCTCGAATCTTAACAGCGGTGTTCGTGCTACTGAATTCTATGCAAGAAACTGGTTCCGCAATGATAATAGTGGTGAAGGTCTTTATAACCAAGCTACTGCAATGCATTGGTACTCAGATAGTAGTTCAAGATTTAGACTTTATTCTACAAGCAGCACATCACAAATCTTGTTTACCACATCTGGTAATAATGCTCGTGGTTATGTGTATGCTAACAATAGTAACCAAATTGGTTTCCTTGATCAAAATGGTAACTGGAACTTAAGAACTACATCAGGGCAAGTTTACTCGTTCCGTAACTTCTATGCTCCTATCATGTATGATACGAATGATACGAGCTATTATGTTAATCCAAATGGCACATCTCGTATGCGCCGCATTCAACTAACAGAAGAACTTCAGCTTTATTCTACAGATTTGATTGTTAATACAATTAAGTTTAGAAACAGAAGCGGTGGTACAAACTCTGATCCAATGATGTTACGCTTCGTAGAACGTAGCGGTAACCAGTCTCACCTTGAATTCCAACTTAACGATGATGCTGATGAAGATTTAAGAATCTATGGTTATTCATGTGCGGGTTATGGTTGTGGTGAAATCTCGGGTAACTTATATCACTGGTTTAGATCAAACGGTCAGGCTTATCATAGAACGAACTTATTCGTAGATGGTGATGTACGCACACCTCTTATGTACGACAGTAATAACACTGGTTTTTATGTAAATCCAGCAGGCACCAGTAGATTTAATAATGCTGTGTTTACCGGTAATAGAATTGGTTTTATCAACACATCATTTGATGCAGAAATACGAGTATCTGATGATAACCCAGATGGTACAGGCGCCGACTTCGTACTTTGGGGTGATCAAAGCCAATATAACGCAAGATTAATTACTGAAGTTCTTCACGCAACAAGACATATGCGTGCACCAAGATACTATGACTCGAACGATGGTAACTATTATTTAGATCCTAATAGTACTTCATATCTGAACGATGTTCGTGCAAACATTCTTTATGATCGCAATAACACAACATATCGTTTCAATGGTGCTTCTCGTTATGACACAAACTTTGATGGTTTAAACAATCGCGCAAAAGCAACAATCGGTTTAACAGGTCAAACAAGATCTTCTGCACAAGATTATGGTCATAGACCAAGATGGACTGGTGATGGTAACTACTGGACTGGTGTTTATGGTTGGGGTAGAGTTGACTTAAACTCAGTTGCTAACTGGGGTTCTGGTTTCTTTGACACATGGAGCAATCCAGGTAACCAACCTTCTGGTACGTCACACTGGGTAGGTGTACAGGCTTATCACTACACCAACGGTGGAAGTCGATATGGTTGGCAGATGGCTGGTGGACCTATTGGAAACCTTCGTTTCCGTAATACTTGGGGTGGTTTTTCTGGTTGGAGAACAATTCCAATTCTTGGTGTGAACAGCAGCAACAGCTCTTCAATGTACGCGAGCATCTACTACGATTCAAACAACACCGGTTACTATTGTGATCCTTCTAATTTCTCAAACTTTAACTCAGGTGTTCGTGCTAACGAATTCTATGCAAGAAACTGGTTCCGCAACGATAACTCAGGCGAAGGTCTTTATAACCAACAGACTGGTCAACACTGGTATTCTGATAACGATGATTACTGGAACGTAGCTGGTGGCGGTGGAGCGAATGGTATTCGTTTCCGCGATCAATATGGCGGAACTGTTCGTGGTTATGTCTACGCAGACTCTGGAAACAATATTGGTTTCTTACAATCAGGCGGTTCTTGGAGATTACGTATTGTTGGTGGCGACTACATGTTGTACTATGGATCTTCTATCCGTGCACCACTCTATTACGATTCAAATAATACTTTCTATTATGTAAATCCAGCATCAACATCTCGCATGAATGCAATTGATGCGTATGGTAAAGTATACTTTAGAGCTCGTCAGAATGACTCGGCTGGATCTTCAAGCTATATCGGAAGTGGACAGGTTGATGATTACTTAAGAAATGTTACTGCTGAGTACTTCTCAGGTAATGACGCACCGATTACATTGTACTTCCGTTCTGGTCCAAACGCACCATCTGACTTTGGTTATATTACATTCGACCCAGACTACAATAACTCAGGCGAACAAGCCGCGATGGTAATTGGTACTGAGAATGACGGGCAAGGATCTTCAGACTTCATTCAGTTACAAGGTCGTGTAAGAATTAACTCAGATCTCTATTCTTCTGATAACACTGAGATGATGAGATGGCAATATCGTGGATCTACATATGGTATCTTAAATACTGATTACTTATATCACAGCAGTGATATGCGTTCACCTATTTTCTATGATAACAACAACACTGGTTATTACGGAAACTTTGCATCAACATCTCGTATGAATGTTATCGTTGCAAACGAATATCAATTAAACAACGGCTGGGATATTTACGATGATGACTCAGATACATTAAGTATTCGTTCAAACAACTCTGATCATGGTGAAATTAGATTCCGTGATTCGAATACATATTGTGGAAGAATCTATTGGGATGATGATGGTTCCATCATGTCAATGTATCATGATAATGGTGAAGCAATTCTTTACGCCGACCAAGACTACATTACATACATTTACTATAATGGTACTTGGGAAGGTCGTACAAGATCTGGATACTTTGAAGCTCGCGGATCTTTCCGTGCTCCAATTTTCTATGATCAGAACAATACCTTCTATTATACAAACCCTGCGTCAACATCTCGTATGAACTCGATTCAGGCTTATGGGAGTATCCAATGTCGTAATGATGTAAGTGCTTATGTAAACTTCTCTGATGAAACACTCAAGAAGAACATTGAAGTGATTGGCAACGCAGTCGAAAAAGTTCAACAAATTCGTGGTGTAACCTTTGAATATAAAGAGAAGCCCGGTGAAATATACACAGGTGTGATTGCTCAAGAAGTTGAGAAAGTTATTCCTGGTATTGTATATGATATTGATCAACCTGGTGGCGAGACTGTTAAAGGTGTTCGCTACGGTAACTTAGCTGGTTTATTAGTTGAAGCTACAAAGGAGCAGCAAGAAACTATAAATAGACAGCAAGAACAACTTGATCAGCAGCAAAAAACCATTGACAAACTTGAAGAAATGGTTAAAATATTAATGGAACAATTGAAAGATAAATAAACTAGTAACTCACTAAAAACGGAGAAAAGAAAATGGCTTGGACATATACCTATGAAATCGAGCGTCTTAAAGTAAAAGACGAAGTGAATTCAGATGGTGTTACATTAGAAAATGCTGTATGTAATACCTACTGGAAAATTACCGGTACTAACGGAAACGGTGATACCGCCACATGGTCTGGCGCAACACCATTTACAGCAGCTAATGTGCCTGCAGCAAATTTCACAGACTTCAGTTCTCTTACAGAAGATCAGGTGATCGGTTGGATTCGTAACGTTGTTGAAAATGATCCTGGATATCTGGAGCATATCAACGAACAATTACAGAAACAAATTGATCTTGAGAATGAAGAAGAAATTGCAACTGAAGGTCTACCTTGGGCACCTGAAGCAAATGCTACACCAACACCTTCAGCTAACACTTAGGATTTAAACAATGTCAACAACGTACGTCTGGAAAATTGCACAGGTAGGAACTCGTGATTCTGATAATTTTGAGGACGTTACTTTAACTGATGCGATTGTAAAAGTAGTTTGGAAGAAGACCGGCACTGATTTAAACGGGTTCTCTGCAACATATGTTGGAGAAACAGAACTCGATCCTACTTCAACGTCGGCTTCTTCTTTCATCAATTATAGTGATGTAACATCATCAGACATTATTGATTGGCTCGAAGCAACTATCTCTACAGAAGAGATGGCAAAAATCGATGCTGTAATCGCAAAGAAAATAGAACAACAAAAAATTACAATAAGAGATTTTAATAACTAAATAAAACTCTTTTTTGTTATGTTTTTATAATATGGAGATACTATGCACGACCTGCATATGGGTGGATTAACGACTTATGCCTTAAAGAGAGGTGGATCTTTACATCCTCTCGTCTTACCAAAAGAAGTACTTGGTAATGAACAAGGAATTATGAATCCTTCGATTTATATTCACGAAGGAAAAATTCTTGTTAACATACGCCACGTCAATTATATTCTCTATCACTCCGAAACCAAGAAGTTCCCACATCAGTGGGGACCTCTTGTGTATGTACATCCTCAAAACGATGTAGCTCTTAAAACTCATAATGTTATTGCAGAATTAGATGATAGTCTTAATCTTGTAAACGCTGGTCGAGTCGACATGGTACTTGATACAAAACCTACTTGGAACTTTGTCGGTTTAGAAGACGCAAGACTTTTCTCTTGGGACGATAAACTTTTCTTATGTGGTGTTCGTCGAGATTGTTATGATGATAAAGGCAAAGGTCGTATGGAGATGTGCCACATCGAGTTTCAAGATGGAAAATGGACCGAGCAATCTCGGCATCCTATTCCAGCACCAGGTGGAGATAAGAGCTATTGTGAAAAAAATTGGATGCCTATATTAGATATGCCTTATCACTTTGTTAAGTGGTCTAATCCTGTACAAGTTGTAAAATATAATATTGAAGATGGTACATCTGAAGACGCAGTATTAGATGAAACAAAAACATATCAATTTGAACGTGATATGAGAGGTGGCTCCCAAGTTTTAAAATTAAATGATAATCGCCGAATGGCTTTTATTCATGAGACAACACTTCTTCGAGATCCTTTTCAAAGAAAAGATGGTAATTACGCTCACAGAGTTGTAGTTTGGGATGATGAATGGAATATTGTTCATAGAACAGAACCTTTTTATTTTATGGGTCAACATCATGACCACGCAACAAGTATTGATTATGTAGTTGAATTTGCGGTAGGTGCTGCTTTTTATAATAATGATATTTTAATTTCTTTTGGTGTTCAAGACAATTGTTCATATGTTTTAAGAATGCCAATCGAAGTATTCATGAGATTTTTGAGAGGTGAGGGATGATTCTTCAAAAGCTTTTACATAACGTAGTACTTGATTATCGTAATCCTTTTAAACTCTACGAGCTTGCTGCTGAGTATGATCGATTAGAACAGGGTGCAGGTGCTTTCACATATTATATGAGAGCTGCTGAGTATAATAACGCTGAGACGTTTGAAGAAAAATGGGTTCAATATAAGTCATTATTAAAGATGGCGATGATTCACCATCGCGAAAAGCACCGTGATGTTACAGCACGAGGTTTATTTCAATTCGCGATTCAGGTTCTTCCTGATCGTCCAGAAGCATATTGTATTTTTTCAAATTGGCTTGCAGATCGTCACGAATGGCGAGATGCCTTGATGTATTCAACTCAAGGACTTCAATTTGCTGATAAAGAAAAGATTGATAATGATCTCGATTATCCCGGCAAGTGGAAGCTACAATTTATTCAAGCGATATCTACTTGGAAAACTGAAGGTTCAGATAGAGGTAAGACACTTCTTTTTGATTTCAAATATAGAACAAAACACGATCCAGAATTTGAAGCATATATTGATAACTGGTTAAAACAATCTGGATATCCAAGTACAATTGCTTACACAAAAGACCAAAAAGATTCTTATAAACATCCCTTTATTGGAATTGAAAACGTTGAAAAGAACTACTCACGTCACTTCCAAGATATGTTTGTGTTGTCTGTTTTAGATGGAAAAAGAAATGGTACATTTATTGAGATTGGTTCAGGTGATCCTTATAAATTTAACAATACTGCTTTACTTGAAGACACCTTTGGATGGAACGGATTAAGTATTGACAACGACGAGAAGTTTTGTTATCAACACTCTCGTAAACGTAAAAGTCAGATCTTGTGCGCAGAAGCTCAAGGACTCGACTACGATCTCTTATTCAAAATGAATTGTGTAGAGAAACACACCGACTTCTTACGTATTAATGCTGAACAAGCTTCGATTGAAGCTCTTAAGAAAATTCCTTTCAATAAGTATGAATTTATGGTGCTTCAATTCCAACACAACTCTTGTTGGTGGGGACCCGAATTTAGAAAAGAATCTCGTGAGATTCTTCGAAACCTAGGTTATATTTGTTTAGTGCCGGACGTAGCAGTAAATGAAAAAGATAACTATGAAGATTGGTGGGTGCATCCTCAAATTGCACAAAGAAAGCAACGAATGAGAGGAAAAAATACATTGAACTTTTCATATCAATACATGATTAAAGAGGTGTAAATGATTTGTGGTGTAGGAATAGATATAGTTCAAATAGATCGTCTTCGTCCTAGATTAAAAGTACGTAAAACTGCTTTAACCGAGCGAGAGCTTGCAAAGTATGAAAGAGCAGAAAATAAAGAAGCATTTCTAGCAAAATGTTGGGCCGTGAAAGAAGCAGCATGCAAAGCTTCAGGAGGAGAGTTTGATATGTCGGTAGAATACGATAGTCCTAACGTAGTGATTCCTTATTTAAAAGAAGGTTATAAAGCTTGGTGTAGTGTAAGTGATGAAAAAGAGTACGCTGTAGCATTAGTTGTTATTGAAAAGGAAAGTTAAATATGGATATTGTTCTTGTAACAGGAGGATTAGATCCTCTTCATTCTGGCCATATTGCCTATTTTAAGGCCGCTCGAAAGCTTGGAGATCGATTAGTAGTAGGTCTCAATAGTGATCAATGGTTGACTCGAAAGAAAGGCAGACCGTTCATGAAGTGGCGAGAACGTGCCTCGATTATTCAAGAATTAAGTTGTGTAGATGAAGTAATTCGTTTTAATGATAAAGACGACAGTGCTGTAGATGCAATCTTAAAATGTAAAAAGCTTTATCCAAAAGACGATATCATTTTTGCTAATGGAGGTGATCGACGTGCTCAAAATATTCCCGAACTCTTTGATGATCGAACCGGAGAGTTACGATATGTTTATGGCGTAGGAGGTTTTGACAAAAAGAACTCAAGTAGTTGGATACTTAAAGATTGGCGCGCACCTCAAACAAAACGTGCATGGGGCAAGTATCGAGTACTTGACACAAATGGTCATTGGCGCGTAAAAGAACTCACAATAGACGTAAATAAATCGTTATCAGATCAAAGACACTTCATTCGGTCAGAACATTGGCATATTGTTGATGGCGATTTAGAGATGATTTTACAGTATCCGGGCGAAGATTGGACTACTACAGAAGTATTAACAACTGGTGATAGTGTTGATATTCCTGTTGAAACATGGCATAAAGCTGTAAATGTTGGTAAAAAACCGGTTAAAGTCATTGAAGTATGGATGGGAAGTAAGTTATCAGAAGATGATATAGAAAGAAGAGATCTTTAATCCTGATAAGGAATGATAAATCATATTATACACCGTTTTCTTC